CCTCTTCCGTGCGTGCGGACGAAATTGGAGCGGCCGTCCGGCAACGGCCCCAGCCGTCCGGTTTCGGCTCTCACGGCTGTCTTAGGGTGCCGACGAGGGGAGATTGGAGAACCATGCCGACTTGCATCACCTGCGGCGCGACCTTCGAGGCGCGAAGCCATGCGAAATACTGCTCCGAGCGGTGCCGCGGCCGCGCGCGCCGACTCCGCGCCGCCTATCCGGCGAAACCCTCCGCCCATGTAGAGCCCGAGTTCGGCGTGGGCATCTCCGATGCCGAGGAAGCCCTCGCCAGGGCCGCGGAGCTCGCCGAGGACCTGTCGAGGCTCGCATGCCGCCTTCCCGAGCCCTACGCTGGGGCCCTGGACCGGACGGCGCGCGCGATCATGGACGCGCTCGGCGATTGGGGCACGCGGTGAAGGGCCGCATGCCGCAGGCCGGCGCCGTGCGGCGCGGCATCCAGGACGCCGTGACCGCCGAGATCATCGACCCGAAGCCGCAGGACATCGCGACGCAGCCGGCACAGATGCCGGCAGACGTCGCCTCCGACCCGGTGATGTCCGAGATCTGGGCGTGGATATGCCCGCCAGTCAACGCGTACACCATGGCCGACGTGCCGCTCATCCGCGAGCTCGTGACCTGGCACGCGACGTACATGCAGGCTGCGGCCGAGATGACCGACCCGGATGGAGGCATGCGGCCGATCTCCGACGCGGGCTCGATAGAGACGGCCGACGGGCAGACGATCCCGCTGCTGCGCAAGCACCCGGCGGTCGACGTCATGAAGGCGGCGAGCGCCGAGATCCGCGCGCTGTCCAACGAGCTCGCGCTGTCGCCCATGGCGAGATCGCGCCTCGGCCTCAACGAGTCGAGCACGCTCAAGAACCTCTCCGCCGTGGACACCGCCAAGCTGTTCCGGGCTCCCGACGCGAAGTACCGCCTCACCGGAGGCGGCAAGTGATCAAGACGCGCACGCCTCGATACACGCGCGTCGGGCTCGAGCTCGCGCGCGACTACGAGAACTGCCTGACCAACATGTGCCGGCACGTCTCGAACGACGACTACTACGGGCAGCCGTTCGCGCTCGAGGAGTTCCAGCGCGAGAACATCTGGAAGCCCATCCTGGGCGCCGGCAAGCTCGACTCGACCGGGCGCTTCGTGCGCAAGTACCGCCGCGCGATCATCGGCCTGCCGTCGGGTTTCGGCAAGACCGAGCTCGCCGCGGCGCTGCTCCTGACCATCGCGACGATGGAGCCGATACACAACGGCCAGTACGGCATCGTCGCCTCGTCGCTCGACCAGGTGAAGAACCTCTACGAGAAGATCGCGACGATGATCCGGCTGAACCCGACCTGGAACGCCCAATGGCAGATCCTGAAGGGCGTCATCATCCACCGCGAGACCGGCGCGAAGATAATGGTCTTCCCGAACAAGGCCGACGCGCTCGAGTCCTGGCACCTGAACGTGGTCATCTTCGACGAGGTGCACACCTACAAGGACAACTCCGTCTGGAACTCCGGGACGAAGGGCCAGAAGGTGCTCTTCAACTCGCTCGCGATAGCGATCACGACGGCCGGCGACAAGCGCGAGGGGTTCCTGTGGGACCTGTTGCAGAAGGCGCCGGACGACCCCGGTATGTACGTGTACTGGCTCGGCCTGAACGACAACGACAACATCAACCGGAAGGCATCCTGGCGCAAGCTGCTCGTGGCGCCCTGGGTCACATGGGAGAGCATCCAGGACCAGAGGGCATCCGCGGCATCCCTGGCGTCGTTCGAGCGCTACACGGGCAACCGCTTCCCGCAGAAGGCCGGCGAGAAGTCGCTGTTCACCGACCGGCAGATTGGGTCGTGCTCGCGCAAGGCGAACGGCTTCGACCCGTCCAAGCCGTTCGTGCTCGGCATCGACGGCGCGGTCTCCGGCGACTCGTTCGCCATCGTCGCCTACCAGGAGGACGCCGACGAGGACACGGGGGAGACCATCGGGTACACGCGCGAGTGGGTGTTCGACGAGCCGCCGGAGGAGACGGGCATCTACGACCAGGAGCAGATCGCGGAGCTCGTCGCCAACATCTGCGCCGAGAACTACCCGTACGAGATCGGGCTCGACCCCGCGCGCCTGATCGTGTTCGGCAACACCCTCGCGAACAAGTACGGGCTCGACACGACGGCCTACGCGCAGACGAACGCCATCATGTGCCAGGCCTCGGCGCTCGTGATCTCCGGCGTGAAGCACCGGACCCTGCGCCTGCGCGGGTGCCCGAAGCTGCAGCAGCACCTGAAGAACACCGTGGAGCTCGAGCGCGAGCCCTACGGCGTGCGTTTCGGCAAGGACAAGCAGAAGCACAAGATCGACGCCGCCATCGCGCTCGCCATCGCCGAGCTGTCGTGGCGCAACGTCTTCGCGTAGCATCTCACGCACGCATTACCATCGCCCGCATGGATAACACCGCGAACACGAACCGGCCCTCCGCGTGGCGGAACCTCCCATCCACGCCGGCAAGGTGCCGCAACGAAATCACCGCCGCATCGCAGGATCCGGAGCCCGGCACATTCTCGTCGGCAGTCCGCGTCGACGTGCCGCCGTACGCGCTGCGCACGCCGGCAGGCTACGGCGCGCTCATGTCGGTCGCATTCCTGGCCTGCATCCAGACCAAGTCCCGCAGCTTCATGAGCATGCCCGTCTCGGCGGTCGAGCGCCGCGGCGAGAACCGCTCGGTCGTGGATGACGACCCGCTCGCCCGTCTCCTGTCGGCACGCCCGAACGAGGAGATGACCGCAGCCGACCTCCTGGCGTGGACCATACTCCGGCGCGACACGTTTGGCACCGCATACTGGTGGATCGAGTGGGACCGCGGCAAGCCGGCCGCCGTCTGGCCGGTCCGCGCATCCGTGGCGTACCGCTGGGTGCCCGACAACCCGGTAGGCCGCAGGGCCACCTACCACGTGATGCCGGGGGACGGCCGTGTCCCGGCAGGCGCGTACTTCCCGCACGAGATCGTGCCGATCAAGACGGCCGTCACGAAGGACGGCATCCACGGGGAGAGCCTGGCGCGCATGGCGGCCGAGGACATCGGCCTGTCCGTGAACCTCACCGGCTTCTATCGCTCGATGCTCGAGAACGGGAACCACCACCTCGGTCATATCGAGATCGACAAGCTCAAGGTGCCGGACCCGGCCCTCGCCGACCTCAAGCGCGCGATGCAGGCGATGTCCGGCATCGACCGCGCAGGCGAGGTCCCCATCTTCACGGCCGGCGCGACGTGGCACAACGACACGCAGAGCATGCGCGACGCCTCGCTCATCGAGCAGCAGACGTGGGTGCTGCAGCAGGTGTGCCGCGCGACCAACGTGCCGCCATGGAAGGTGTACGACCCGACTGGGTCCACCTACGCCGGGGCGCAGAAGGCCGACATCGACTACGTGACAAGCACGATACTGCCCGAGGTCCGGGGGATAGAGCAGGCGCTCGCCCCGGTGTACGAGGCCATGGGGCTGCGCGTACGGTCGCTGAAATTCAACATGCGCGGCCTCATGCGCGGCGACGACCAGAGCCGCGCCCAGTTCTACCGCCAGCTCGTGTACATGGGAGCCATGACGCCGAAGCAGGTGGCGGAGCTCGAGGACGAGCCGAGCGCAGGTCTGCTAGACAGGCCGTACTTCCCGCTGAACTACGGCATCCTCGGCGACGACGGCGACGTCGACGTGTTCGGCGCGAAGGCGGCCGAGCCCGGGGACGGCAGCCAGAAGAACGTGAAGGAGTAGAGCATGTTCACTATCAGAAACGAGGCCGACGGCCGGGCCACCGTCTACCTGTACGGCACCATCGGCCCCGATTGGTGGGATCCGGAGGAGCAGAACCTCGCGCGCGACTTCGCGCAGCGCCTGGCCGAGCTCTCGCCGACCCCTCTCGACATCCGCATCGACTCGTCAGGAGGCGACGTGTACGAGGGTTTCGGCATCGCAAGCGCCATCCAGCGCTACGAGGGCGAGACCTGCGCATACATCGACGGCATGGCGGCATCCGCCGCGAGCTACGTCGCCGTGATGGCCGACCGGGTGGTCATGAACGACTACTCGTGCTTCATGATCCACAAGGCGTGGACGATCGCGTTCGGCAAGAACGCGGACGACCTGCGCACCCTCGCGGCGCGCCTCGACGGCATCGACATGTGCATCGCGGAGCTCATCGCGAAGCGATCCGGCCAACAGGTCGACGACGTCCTGGCCGCGATGGCCGCCGAGACTTGGTACTGGGGAGACGAGGCCCTCGAGGCGGGGCTATGCGACGAGGTCATCGAGACCGAGCAGCGCATGGCCGCGTCCCTGAACCGCGAGATGGCGGGAATGTACCGCCATGTGCCCGACACCGTGCACCTGGTCGACGAGGCCAAGTTCGCACCGGCCATCGGGCAAGCACGCCAGGAGGTCGACGGCGACGTCCTGGATACGTCTCACGCGCCGGGTAGCATGCCCGGTGGGAGTAAAGGCGAAGACCCGGTGGCGAAGACCCGCCTGGCGATCTTCGGAAACCGTGTCTGGAAGGAGAACTAAACATGGCACGACCCATCCAGCAGCTCTGGAATGAGCTGGAGGCTCTTCAGAATCGGCAGGCCGAGGAACTCCGCCTGCACGCCGACGCTGAAGCCGGCAGCGAGGAGGCTGCGTCCCATCTCGACGAGGCCCACCGCTGCGAAGGCGGCATCGAGCAGCTCATGGCAACGATCCGCGAGCGCACCGTCGACGAGGACTCCGCACGAGCCAACGCCGCCGCATCCGCAGGCCAGGCCCCGCGCGCCGCATCTTTCGGCGAGCAGATCCTCGGCGCGCGCAACGAGTTCCGCGGTGTCGAGCTCGGCTTCAAGAACACCGCGACCGTCCTGCATACCGGCCGCCCGACGGAGGTCGACCTCGAGCTCCCGGCGCAGCTTCCCGGGCTCTTCGGCGGCTTCGCGGCCACCCTGCAGGAAGTCCCGATGTCCGCTGGCGCCGTCACCTACAAGCGCCGCGGCACCCAGACCGGCCATGCATCCACGTGGGGCGGCGTGACCCCCGAGACCGGCACCACGAACGGCAATTCCGCCGCGAAGCAGATGGTGCTGTTCGACTGGGTCGACGTCACCGCGACCGCAGAGACGATCGCCGGTTACGTCCCGGTCAGCAAGCAGAGCCTGCGCGACTATGACACGCTCATGAGCATCATCGAGAGCGACCTGCTCATCGACCTCAACGAGCAGACCGACGCCAAGTACCTCAACGGCAACAGCCAGAACGGCATCGTCGGCATCCACAACACCACCGGCATCCAGATCTTCAGCACCGGCGTCGGCGGCCTGTACTACGACGCGATCCGCAAGATGCGCACCCTGGTCATGCAGAACGCGCGCCGCATCCCCACGCACGTCTGCGTGGCCCCGGCCATCAAGGAGGCAATCGACCTCTACAAGACCACGACGAACCTGTACCAGACCATCGGCGATGGCAACAAGTACTGGGGCATGGAGATCGTCGAGGACTTCAACGAGGCCGGCATCATGGTGTACGACAACCGCGCCGCGAAGCGCCGCAGCGTCCTCGGCACCACCGTCGAGGTCGGCTACGTGAACGACCAGTTCATCAAGAACGAGCTGTGCCTGCTCGCAGAGCACGACAAGGCGCTGCAGGTCATGTACCCGAACGCCTTCTGCACAGCCACCAAGGCGGCTCTCGACGCGGCGGCGGCCTAAGATGGCCGGCATGTACACCGCGCAGGAGCGCGTCGAGCGTGACGGCTACCTGGTCGCGTTCGAGGGCGAGGTAATGTCGGAGGAGGAAGCGGCCCGTCGCGGCCTCCTCGGCTCCGCCGAGCCCGAGGCCGCAGCCGAGCCCGAGGCCGCAGCCGAGCCCGAAGCAGCCGCCGAGCCGGTCGAGATCCCGGGAGACGAGGAACTCGAGGCGATGAACGTCTCCGAGCTCCGCGCGCTCGCGGCCCGCGCCGGCATCGCGCTCGCCAAGAACGCCGCGAAGGCGAAGGCCATCGAGGCTCTGAAGGCGGCACGGTAGCGTGCTCGCGCTTAGGAAATCCGGTGTGAACAGGTGGGCGCCGTCTGACGGCGGCGTCCGCTTTGAGCTGTCCGACTGGGACCTGGCATCCGTCATCGTCAAGGGTGACGACGGCAGCCGGGAGGTCAATGTGACAGAGGGCTGGGCATCGCTCCCGGCCTCCGACGTCATGTCGATCTGCCCTCTCGGCGAGTCCGTGCTCTGGTGGGGCGACGAGCCCGCCACCATCGAGCGCGTGGGCGGCAGATACTGCACGCGCGCCGACCTCGAGGAGCACGGCGAGCTGCAGGAGGACGGCTTCGACGACCGCGAGAAGTACCCCGACGCGATGGTGGCGAGCGCCATCCAGACCGCCGAGGAGGCCATCGAGCAAGGCACCGGGCGCAGCTTCTGCGAACGGGCCACCACCGTGCACCTGCCAGCCGGCCACGTCGTTTGGCTGCCCGTCGAGGACGCCCGTGAGATCGAGCCGGTCACCGGAGGGCTGATCGGCGCGGCCCTGCTGTCCGGAGCGCAGGCATCCGTGCCAGTCCCCGGGCGTTACCGCATCGTGTACGGCGCGCCGCTACCGGCGGCGCTGCGCGAAGCCTGCGTGCGCCTGGTGGCGAGCCGACTGCGCCCCAAGACGCGCGCCGAGGACGCGCGCGGGTCCTCCGTCGACGGCGTGTACACCTCGTACACGCTCGCGACCGGCGAGGACGGCTCGTGGACCGGCCTGCCGAGCGTAGACGCCGCGATCGCCGCGAACGCCGCGCACAGGGTGGCGGTCCTATGAGCGCCGTGAGCGTCGCCGGGCCCTGCATCCAGCGGATCCACCGCGACGCGGGGCTCCTGTTCGCGCAGAGGTCGCTCGACCAGCTGCACGGACCCGGCATCCCCGCCCCACGCGTGACTCTCGACCTCCCCCGCGACGAGCCGGAGGGGCTGCACGTGTTCACGTGGGGAACCGCGCGCGAGTTCGGCATCGCCGGCGCGCTGACGAACTACGTGATCACCGTGACATTCCACGTGTGGATGACGGTGCTGGCGTCGGCCGGCACCGCCGAGAGGGCGGCGGAGATCGCGGCCGCGTACCAGGCGACCGCACTGCAGATCCCGCTCGCAGACGTGACCCTCGGCGGCGAGGCCGTCGAGGTAGGCGCCCCGGCCATCCGGCAGGCCGAGGCGTGGGGCGACGGCAACGGCCGCCGCCATGCCGGGTACCTGCTCGACTTCGAGGTCGCCAAGCAGGTGGAGCGCTCGTCGATAGCGGCGGGCATCATCGGTACCGCCTAGCGCGGAAAGGAGACCCAATGAACAAGAACTACGGCATGTTCGGCGCGGCGGTGCAGACCGCCAAGGGAACCCCCGCCACGGCCCCGGTCGTGAGCTTCCCCGCCTCCGCCGATTCCGACGGCATCAAGGTGGAGAAAGCCACCGAGTCTTTGAACATGACCATCGGCGGCCGCTCCACGGCCGTCGAGAACTACCCGAACAACATCAACGACACCGCCGGCGTCTCCACCGTCGGCCTGGCCGACGTGCTCGGCCTGATGATGGCCGCCGCCCTTGGCGACGACACCGCGACCGCCACCACCGGCGGCTACCGGCACGTCATCAGGGCCGGCGAGGTGCTGCCGTACCTGACGTTCTTCGAGCAGAAGGGCTCGCGCTCGGCTGCCATGACGAAGATGGTCGACTGCAAGCTGAACAGCCTGAAGATGACCGCCGAGGGCGTCAAGCCGATGACCTTCGAGTACGACCTGGCAGGCTGCGATGTGGTGTTCGGCGGCGCGACCACTTGGAGCGGCCCGGCGTTCACGATCGCCGACGGCTACTACAAGCTGGCCGAGGCGTCCGTGCTCTTCTCGCTCTCCTCGCCGACCGCCGGCGTCATCCCCGCCGGCATCGTCCTCTCGAGCCTCGAGCTCGAGATCGCCAACGCCGTCGAGGCATCCGCGTCCCTCGGGGCCGCGGCAGCCGCCGACCAGGTGGAGAAGGCCGCGACCATCACCGTCAAGCTGTCCGGCACAACCGACTCCACGGACGTGTACCGCGAGGTCGTCACCGGATCGCCGACCGGCACGGCAGTCTCCGCTGCCGTCGTGACCGGCGCCCTGCACATGACGTTCAAGCACTCGAAGAACCCGAACTGGACGCTCGAGTTCGACATCCCGGCGATCCCGTGGAAGTGCGAGGTCCCGCAGGTGTCCACCGACGGCGGCCCGTTCTCGCTGTCCCTCGACACCGACGGCGCGCTCGACCAGGGCTCCGGTGCCATCACCGTCACCCTGACCAACACGCTCGAGGATTACGAGGAGGGCGAGTAATGCCGAAGACCGGTTACCTCGAGGAGCGCTACATCATCACCGACTCGCTGACCGGCGAGAGCGTGGAGACGGTCTCCACCGTCGCCATGTTCCTGCAGGCCGACGACTACGCCGACCAGCTGCGCAAGACGCGCAAGCACACCGAGCAGTGGGTCATGAAGCGCTTCTCCTGGGCGCATGCGGCCCTGGCGGCCGCGCACGAGGGCCTGTTCGAGATGGGCGGTGAGCTCGACGAGGCGACGCTCGGGGAGTTCGTGAACCGCTTCACCTTCGAGACGGTCCCGGACGACCCGGACGAACCCGGGGAGGGCGCGGAAAACCCTACGAGGGCCGCCCAGGGCGCCGGCCAGGAAGCATAAGGGGAGACGTCATGGCGGCGCTATCCCTGCGCTACAGGGAAGCGCCGTCGTTTTTCGAGCGCGTCCTGGGCGAGAGCCCGGATGCGTTCGATTCCTACTGGTACGCGGCCCAGGCGGTGGCGAATGGGTGACAAATACGACATCCAGGTGACCGGCATCGACGTGGTGAAGGACGCGCTCTCCGGCATGCAGCCGGAGCTGCGCAAGCATACGCTCCCGGTGCTGGACGAGTACGCCGAGAAGATCGCCACGGAGGCGGCCGGCACCGCGCAACCGCACCCGAGCGGCCTATGGCAGGCAGACGGCGTGCGCACGCTCTCGCCGCGATACCGGACGGTCAAGCGCGGCACGTTCCTGGTGGGCGTGCAGACGCCCGGAGGGGCCGTCGGCCGCGCGGAGGCCATATCCGAGTTCGCCCACGGCGGCATCACGCCCCAGGGCGCGGCCATGGTGCGGACGCTCTCGCAGACTTACGGCCGCGCCGGCGGGTCCGGCGGGGGCCGCATCCTCTGGCAGGCGGCCGACTCGCTGTCCGACGCGCTAGAGGCCGATTTCAAGGCGGCCGCCGAGGAGGCGGCCGAGGCTATCGAGGGGAGGATGTAGATGGCACGCGGATCGGTGAAGCTCTCGATCCTCTCGAGCTACGACGACAAGGGCACGCAGCAGGCAGAGCGCGCCATGGAGCGCTTCGCACGCAAGTACGGCCAGCTGAACTCCGAGACGAAACGGTACGAGCTCGCCGCGGACGCCGAGGCGCTCGCCCGGCAGTCCATCGAGCTCGACCGCGTATCGCAGAAATGGGCCGGGTACTCGAAGCAGGCGGCCGAGGTATCGCGCGTCCTCGCCCCGATCTCCGCCGCGGCAGGCGCGGCGATCGGCGCGAGCGTGAAGCTCGCGAGCGATTACGAGTCCGGGCTCGCGAAGGTGTCCACCATAGCGGACGAGACCGTGATGAGCACCGAGGAGCTCGGGCACTCGCTGCTGCAGATTTCCACCGATTCCGGCAAGGCCGTCACCGAGATCGAGGAGGCGGCCTACCAGGCGCTCTCCGCGAGCGTGTCGACCGAGAAGGTCGGGCAGTTCGTCTCCGACGCCGCGAACCTCGCGAAGGCCGGCTTCACGACCACGGCGACGTCCGTCGACGTCCTCACCACCGCGATCAACGCGTACGGCATGCAGGCCGAGGACGCGGCGATGATCTCCGACAAGCTCGTCCAGACGCAGAACGCGGGCAAGACCACGGTCGACGAGCTCGGCCAGAACCTCGGCCAGGTCATCCCGACCGCATCCGCATACGGCGTATCGCTCGACAACCTCCTGTCGAGCTATGTCGTGCTCACCAAGCAGGGCATCAACACGGCGAACTCCACCACGCAGATCAACCGCGTGCTCACCGAGCTCGCCGACACCGGCTCCGACGTCTCCGCGGTCCTCGCCGATAGGACCGGCAAGGGCTTCGCGGACCTCATGGCCGACGGGTGGAGCCTCTACGACGTACTTCAGGTCGTCATGGACGGCTGCGACGGCGATAAGGTCGCCTTCTCGAACCTCTGGGGCTCCGCGGTCGCCGGCAAGGGCGCGCTCGCCATCGTCAACGGCGGCGCGGAGGAGTTCTCCGCAGCGCTCGAGGGCATGGAGAACGCCAGCGGCAACGTCTCGGCGGCGCTCGACAAGCTGAAGACGCCGTCCGGGCTCGCGAATAAGGCCATGAACTCCCTCAAGAACACCGGAGTGGAGCTCGGCGAGGTCTTCCTCGCCGCGGCCGCCCCGGCCCTCGAGGATCTGGCGGAGATCGCGCACGACCTGTACGAGGCGTTCGACTCGCTCGACGAGACCGAGCGCCAGCAGGTCGCGACGGCACTCGCCATCGCCGCCGCCGCAGCGCCTGCCGCGATGGCCCTCTCGAAGCTGTTCGGCATCGTGTCCAGGGGCTACAAGTACTTCGCAGATCTCCGCATCGCCCAGGCCATCCAGGCCGCCACGACCAGGCAGGGCGCATCTGCGTCGGCCGCATCGGCTGCCGCAATGAACGCCGAGAGCGCCGCGGCCAAGGGGCTCACGCTCGCCAGGAACCTGCTCAAGACGGCCGGCATCGGCCTCGTGGCCTTCATGGTCGGCTCGCTCGCGCAGGAGGCCATGGCGCAGAAGAAGCGCTCGGAGGATATGGCGCGCGCGACCGACGGGCTGCGCAGCTCCGTCACCAAGACCTACGATGCGGTCGTGGACGTGTCCGGTGCCGTAGCAGACGCCGGCGGCAAATACGAGTCGTATGGCGTCAGCGTGTCGAAGGCCCGGGACAAGCAGCTCGAGCTCGTCGACGCCATCGAGGACATCAAGACCGAGGAGGCGGTGTCGCAGGCGAAGCTGACCGCCTACGGCAGCACCATCGAGGAGCTCGCAGGCAAGAGCAACCTCACCCGTGAGGAACAGGCGCGCCTGAAGGGCGCGGTCGAGGGCCTGAACGAGGTCATGGGCTCGAATATCGAGATCGTCGACCTGGCGAACGGCAAGCTCGACACCGAGACCGAGTCGATCAAGAAGCTCATCGAGCAGAAGCGCGAGGAGCTGCGCCTGAAGTCGCTCGAATCGCAGTTCAGCGCGCTCTACGAGCAGCAGACCGTGGATGCGCGCGCATACGCCGACGCGCTGTCCGCGGCGACGTCCTATGCCAGAGAGCACGGCATGAGCCTCGACCAGCTGCGCGTCAGCGAGCTCGCGGCATCTCCGAAGGCCGCCGGGCTGCTGCAGGATCTCGAAGACTCGAAGAAGCTGCTCGAGGCGACGAACGATTCCCTCGAATCGCTGGACGCCGAGTACCAGAACCACGCCGACACGCTCGAGGGCGACGCGGGCAACATCCAGCAGTGGGTGAACTCCAACGCCTCCGTCTCGGCGATCCTCGGCGGCCAGGCGCGCGACTTCGAGGAGGCGTGCGCGGACATGGGCATCTCGGTCGACCAGCTCGAGGGCGTCAACCAGGACGCCCTCGAAGGCGTGCTCGCCGAGTGGAACAGCACGGGAGGCGACCTCTCGACACTGCTCTCGCGCGTTGGCATCGAGACCGGCCAGGCGGGATCCGACGCGGCCCAGGCCTACGCCTCCGGCGTCTCCGAAGGACAGGGCGAGGTCGCATCGGCCGCCGCGGCGCTGCCGGAGGCCGCCGCGGAGGCGGTGTCCGAGTCGCCCGACATGTCCCCCGCCGGAGCTGCCGTCTCGTCGTCCTACGCGTCCGGCATCGACGGCACGCAGGCCAACGCGAGGGCGACCACCGCCGTGAGCGGAGTCGTGGCGGCGTTCTTCAGCGGATCCAACGCGACTGCAGGCGGACAACGCGTCTCGACCACGTTCGCCGGAGGCATCGACACGACCGCGGGCAACGCAGCCGCATCGTCCATGGCGTCGAACGCCGCCGCGGCCGCGACGGGCGATGCATACACACGCGGCGTCAACCTGGCGAGCGGCTTCGCGTCGGGCATCTACGCTGGGTCTTACCAGGCAGTCAACGCCGCGATAAGCATGGCCACCGCCGCCATCGCGGCCATCAAGGCGAAGGGCGGCGAAGGATCCCCGTGGCGCACCACGAAGGCGTCCGGACGGTTTGCGGCCGAGGGCCTGGCACTCGGCATGCTCGAGCGCCAGAACATGGTGGAACGCGCGGCAGGTCAGCTCGCGCTATCCGCGATCGCGCGCCCGACCCTGCCCGCCCCCGAGCCCATGGGCGGCGCGATGGCCGCGCAGCTGACCACCATCGCCGCGCTCCTCCGCGAGATACGCGACAAGGAGCCCGCGGCCACGATCGGAAACGTGAACATCGGCGACCGGGGCGCCGCGGACACCATATCCGCGTTCGTCGACATGGTCGAGTTTGAGATGGGGATGGGGCAGTAATGGCGAAGGTCTACAAGTCGAAGGCGGCAGCGCAGAAGAACGCGAACAAGGCCTGCGCGAAGTCGAAGAAGGACTTCATCACCGAAGGCGGGCTGTACCGCGTTGGCGCGCTCGGCAGCGGCGACCTGGACATGCGGTGCCGCTGGAAGTGCTCGAAAGCGGAGAATCAGATCGACCACTTCGACGTCGACGTCGAGTACCTCATCGGCAGCACGTGGTACGAGCTCGGCAACGGCACAGCGTCGGTCCCACCGACCTCGAAGGCCGGCGGGTACTACACCTACGTGTTCTCCGCACCGAACAACGATTCGTGCACCAAGGTGCGCTACCGCGTCCGCGCTGTGGCGAAGACCAAATCCGTCAAGCGCACCTACAAGGTCGCCTCCTACACGGTGAAGAAGGGCAAGGTCAAGAAGAGCACGTCCGTGCAGACGTCCGATTTCGACATCGCGTACTGGACTGCCGGCTGGTCCTCCTACCAGACAGCGAACGCCCCGGCCGTGCTGGACGCCGCGTACCAGACGGCAGATGCCAGGAAGAAGGCGGCGGCGGAGGCGAAGATCGCCAAGATGGCAGCGCCAGAGCGGCCGAACGCACCGCGCGCCGAACTCGACGGCGACACCGTGACCGTAGAGTTCGGCGCAGTCGACGAGCCCGCGACATCCGTCGACGTGTTCAGGCGCGAGGACGGCGGCGCATGGGGCATGCTCGCGACCGTCGACCTGTCCGCATCCCGGCGTTCGACCGAAGACCCCGAGGCCGTCGAGTCGGTGCAGACGACCGTGGCGCCCGGCCACGTCTACGACTTCTGCATCGCCGCATACAACTCGAACAGCAAGACCTGGTCGCCCTACAGCGAGCAAGACTCCGTGACGGCACGCCCGGCGATGCCAGAGACACTCGACGCGACGGCATACAGCTCGACCGAAGCGCTGCTTGACATAGGCCCTGGCGGCGCTGTTGGCGATGGCTACAAGGTGTACTACTCCGAGTACGCCGACGCATGGGAACTCGACCACGGCATCCAGGAGTACGTGCCCACGGCACGCTGGAACCCCGCAGGAACGCAGGTTGTGGTATCTGACCTCGACTCCGGCAAGGAGTGGTTTTTCCGGGTCGCCGCGACGAACGAGTCGGGCGAGTCCGACCTGTCCCCGCGCACGAGCACCGTGCTCGCGTCGGAGCCGGAGGCGCCGACGCTCGCCGCCATGCCGCCGTCCGTCCAGCTCGGCGAGCCGGTCGATGTATCGTGGACGCACAACTGCGAGGACGGCTGCGCGCAGGTCGCGGCGGAGGTATCCGTGGCGGTCGACGGCACGTCGCACACCATCGCAGTCGCCGCCGCTATGTCCTGCACGCTCGACCCGGCGGCCCTCGGCGCGGTAGACGGTTCCGCGCTGACGGTTCAGGTGCGCACGAAGGGCCTCACCGGCAACTGGTCCCCATGGTCGGCCCCCGCCGCGTTTTCCGTGTGGACGCCGCCGACCATCGTCATATCCGCATCCTGCGCGGGCGAGCCGGTCGGCCAGGGATCCCCGATGACATCCCTGCCGCTCGACGTCGTGATGACCTCGACTGCGGCGGGCCGGCAGTCGGTCGCCACGTGGTCCCTCGACCTATCGACGGCCGAGGACATCAGATCGTACGTCGGGACCGACGGCGAGCTCCGGTTCATGGCCGCCGGGACGTCCATGGCGACCATCATCGTGGACGCATCCGACGCCTCGTTCGACCCCGCCGAGCAGCATGTGTCTATCGACGCGTCCATGGGCGCGTTCGTGACGGGCGGCGAGTATGCGCTGACCGCCACGGCGACGTTCGAGACCGGCCTGACCGCCACGGCGGAGCTCGAGTTCACGTTCGAGGCATCGGCGGAGCTCCCGGCCCCCGATGCGACGGTCGACATCTTCGGCGACTGGGCAGCGGCCATCTACCCGTTCTGCGCCGACGAGGAAACCGGCGACCTGATCGAGGGCGTGACGCTCTCTGTGTACCGCATCGACGCGTTCGACGTGCTCGTCCCGATTGCCGCAGGCATCCCGAATGACGGCAGGTGCGTCATCGACCCGCATCCCGACTTCCGCGAAGTGACCTACCGCATCACCGCGAACGATGCGGCGACCGATGCGGTATCCGTGAACGACCTCGACCCGGTCGACGTGCCGGCCGAGCGCATCCTCATCCAGTGGGACGAGGCGGCGCTTCCGGCCGACGGCGATCCGGAGGCCGCCGCCGTCGCGTCCTCGGAGACGCTCGAGCTCGCGGCCGACGTGTCGATCCAGGAGGGCACGGCCAAGGACGTCACGTACAACTCGTATGCGGGTCAAGCCCTGCCGACGGCCGATTACGGCACCGACCCCGGCCTCTCCGGGGGATGGACGGCCAGGTTCCCGCGCGTGCTCGGCACCGAGACGCTGCGGCAGCTCCGCAAGCTCGAGGCGTGGATGGGGCCCGTGTACGTCCGCGAGCCGTATGGATCCGGCTACTGGGCGAACGCCGACGTGAGCGTCTCGCAACCCGGCGGCGCGTACTCGAGCGTATCGCTCACGATTCGAAGGGTTGATGCGCCATGACGGACTGGTACAAGGGCAAGCAGATAGACTACGAGGTCCGCGAGGTCGACCCGTCCACATGGCGGGACGGCCCGCAGCTCATGGCCGCCAAGGACATGGAGATCACGCGCGACGACGCGACGTCGTACCGCGAGGGCATCAGGCTCTCGGTCCGCGATTGGAGCGGCCCGGAGCGGTACGTACGCGTCTATTTCCTGCCAACACAGCACGGGGAGACCGAGCGCGTGTGCCTCGGCACGTTCCTGGTAAGCCGTCCGAGGACCTCGTACAACGCGAATCGCGCGTTCGAGCTGTCCGGGTACTCGCCGCTCATGGAGCTTTCGCGGGGCCTCCTGCCCCGGGGCTACAACGCCCCCGCCGGATCCGATGCCATCGCATTCGCGGAGGGCGCATGCCGCCGCTGGTGCCGTGCGCCAGTCTTGCGCGGCACGGCTACGCACGAGCTTGCCGGCGTGTATGCGGCAAACGACCATGACGACCCGCTCTCGTTCGTGCGGGGGCTGCTTGCCATGGCCGGCATGGAGCCCGTCGTCGACCCTTACGGCCGCATCGTGTTCTCGCCGCTCCGCGCGGCCGAGGCGCTTCAGCCTACCTGGACGTTCGGCGACAGCTCTGATGGCTCGATATTGTTCCCCGATGTGGCGGAAGAGTACGCCTGGTTCGACGTCCCGAATGCCGTGGAAATAGTGTTCGAGGGCGATGGAGCCACGATTGTCGGCCGCGCAGACAACTACGGGGCGTATAGCCCCGTCTCACGCGTGACGCGTGGCTACGAGGCGGGCCTGCGTGAGACGGCGTCGCGTCCGGCCGTGTCGCAAGCCGCGGCGGACGCGGCAGCGATGCGGCGCCTGCGCGAGCTGTCGAGTGCGGAGCGGAGCATCAGCTATCGGCATGGTTACTGCCCGGTCAGGCTCGGTGATTGCATACAGATGGATTACAGGAGGTTTGCGCTCCGCGCTCGGCTGCTCGTCCGGCGGCAGGTGATCTCCTGCACGTCGAGCTCGTGCACCGTAGACGAGACGGGCACATGGACGGAAAGGTTGTTCGGCTATGACGAACAGGGATGACGCAAGGAGGTTGGCGGGGCTGATTTCCGGCGCCGGGCGGAAGCCCGACCCGAGCGCCGCGGCCGACCGCTGGGGCACTGTCCTGGGCGTGGATGGCAACACGGCCACGGTGCAAGTGGACTCCGGCGAGGCGCTCGATGCTGTGCTGCTCGTATCTGCAGCCGAGGGGCACCGTGTGCGCGTGCGCACGGTCGACCATGTTCCCTATGTCCTGTCCAACGCCACCGCGCTGCCGACTGACGACGCGGCGGCCCTGGCGGCCGGCCAGGCCGCCGCCCAGGCGATGCTCGCCGCGGCCGATGCGGCCAGGACGGCGACCGATTACATGGCTTATGCCGACGGCGAGCTCACCATCGGCTTCACCGATGCGGAGATCCGCAACGTCATCCGCCCTGACAGCCAGGCGTACACGACCGATGCCGGAGATATCGCGTCGTACGGCCGCAAGGACGACATCTGGATCATGAGCATCGACAACGTGGAAGTCAAAGACATGCTGCGCATTGGCGGCTTCGCGTTCATCAGGCGCGATAACGGCAACCTCACACTCAAGTGGATAGGTGAATGACATGTCGACCCTTACCGTGAAGATAACGTCGTATAGCACCCTGACGATCGACTACAGCGTCATACAGTCGCCGACCGCCACCCAGGTCAGGTTCGGGAGCTGCACCTTCAAGAACACGCGCAGCGGCGGCCTTACCGCGTCCGTCAGGCTGTCCGTGGACATATCCGAGATAATCTCGGCGTCTGCGACCAGCTACACCCAGGAAGGGTATACGTGGTCGAAACTGCCGAAGGGCACGAAGACGAAGACGGGGCTCGACCTCAACGTGACGAGGAGCATCACGAAAACCAGATCGGCCATAACCGGCCGCGGCATCAAGGTCGACGTGAACATGGAGTCATCAGACGACTATTGGAGCTCCACCACCCGCACGATATCCGTCACGGTTCCCGCCAAGGCGAGCTATGCGGTCACCTACGACGCGGCAGGCGGATCCGGGGCGCCGGCCAAGCAGACGAAATGGCACGGGGAGTCGTTGAGGCTGCAGACCGGGGTGCCGACACGTCTCGGGTACATATTCTGGAAATGGAACACCGCGGCGGATGGGACGGGCGCAAGCTGGTCGCCCGGCGCGTCTTATAACGCCAATGCCCCGCTCGCCCTGCATGCGATATGGAACTTCACACCGAGGATCACGGCCCTGAAGGCGTACCGCTGCGATGCCCAGGGGAACCAGGATGACAGCGGGACGTACGCATGGGTAGAGGCCGTCTGGGAATGCGACGGCACTCGTAGCGGGAACACCGGCAACGTGACCGCGAAGATAACCGCCGGCGGGACAGAGTCTTCCGTCACGGTTGGCGGCGATGCATCCGGCACCGGTGGAACCATGACTGCGCTAATACCGTCCGTCGACGTGGACACGCAGTACACGATAGCCGTGACCGTCACGGACACGCTCGGCACGGTGACGCGTGGCGCGATTCTCACGACGAGCCACTTCACGATGGACGTATACCGCGGCGGCAGCGGGTTCGGCATCGGATGCTCAGCTCCGGGTAACGGGTTCGCGATTGGTTATGACGTGGACTTCCGCGCGGGGTTCTCGTGCGCAGGCCGTACCGCGTTGCCGGCATACCTTTACAGCTCGCAACCTGCGCTGGCGGACGTGCCACGTGTGCCCTGCCTCGTGGTCCTCACAAGCGGCGCGCACTACCTCTACACGAGCGGCGGAATCAAGACACTATGACGCGCCGGTTAAATCTCACGCGCGGGGCATCATTCGAGCAGAGATCGGAGGGCATATGAGGACTTTGCATTTCAGGGCAAGCGGACAGCGCTTGCGATACGAGGACGACGGCACGCCGCCGCCCGTGGCCGGATCCGAGGGATACCTGCAGGCGCGATTCGCCCTGGGCCCGGAATGGCGCGGCATGAAGGTCGCCGCCTCCTTCTTCGACGCCCACGGAGGCGAGCACGCGGTGCTCCTCGACAGGCGCCGCTGCATGATCCCGAGCGAGGCTCTCGCCGGCAGGGTCATACGCGTCGCGCTCACGGGCGTAAAGGAAGGGACGAAGATCGCGACGAACGTCGCCATCGTCCCGCAGGAGGTGATCAGATGAGTACCGCGGCCGAGCTGCTCGCCGGGACGAGCGCGTCGACGGACACCGACTCCTGGACCGAGGAGAACACGTTCGTCATCTCCGAGGACCTGCGCACCATCGCCATCCCCGAGGGCCAGGTGATTCTGGGCGTCGAGAGCGACGACAAGGTCCGGCGCATTTGGTTCGACATGCCGGCGTTCTGCGACGGGCTCGAGCTGTCCACGTTCAAGGCGTGGGTGAACTACCGCAACGCCGCGAACGTCCTGGACCGCTATGAGGTCGACGACATGATCTCCGCAGGCGGCCGCATACGGTTCTCGTGGCTCGTGGGCCGCAGCGCCTTCGCGTCGCACGGAACCGTGCTCTTCAACGTGTGCCTGCGCAAGTACGCGCAGGACCAGACGACGGTGCTGGCGGAGTTCAACACGACCCTGGGCTCCATGATCGTGCTCGAGGGCCTGGAAGCCGACCCGCTCGACGAGGAAACCTACACGGATGCGTGGAACTCGTTCATGGCAGGCGCCACCGCACAGCTGACGGCATCCACGTCGGCGGCAGACGCGGCCGCGGCGAGGGCAGGGTCCATCGCGACGACGGTCGAGACGTCCTACCAGGCGGCAGAACAGGCGCGCGATGACGCGTACCAGGAAGCGGAGGCAGGGCGCGACGCCGCGTCCGCCAATCAGTTCACCATACGCGACGGCGCGTACTGCATCACTTATGAGGAGGAATAAATGGCAAGCGTAACCAAGCCCATGCTGCTCGATGAGACCGGTCTTCTGCTCGACCGCCACCTTGCGGCAGTCGCATCCGAGCATGTGAAGCAGACGGCCCTGCTCGGCAAAATCGCCGGCACGACCGCGCGCGCCGCGCTCTTCGAGGATTGGTCGGAGGTCGCCGCCGCGATCGCCGAGGACATGGGACCCTACATCTTGCCGGTCGGGACGCAGGTCATGATCGACTTGCAGGACTCCCGCCCTGGAAACGACACCGTGTACCACGCGGCATGGAACGCCGTGCACCACGGCGTCGGGGCGCTCGCAGACGGCGAGACGATCCCCGTCGCGTTCATGCAGATGGACAAGTGCCTGCCGTTCGACACCATGTTCTCCGCGCAACAGGCGTTCCTCACGGCTGTCGACCCAATCCCGGCCGGCACATACCACATCACGATGGGCTTCAGCTGGGGCTCGAACGTCGTCAACGGGAAGACCTACCAGTTCACGCTCACGCAAGCGCTGCCAGCCGGCGGCCAGCTCGCGGGTTTCCGCGGAGCACCGGACCAGGCCCCGGCCAATTGGAAGGTGTACGCGTATACCTCCGCGACGGAGGCGACCCCGACCGAGACCTGCGATGTCACCGAGGGCGCGAACGGCACTTCCCTCGGCACGTTCACGACCGAAGGCGTGGCCGTTCCCGAGTCCGGCACGCCGGAAGTGACGACTAACGGGAGCCTGCGCTACTACGGCCTGAACTCGCTGCACCGCGTCGCATACGGCAACAACCGATGGCTCCACTCCGCCCTGCGCCAGTTCCTCAACGCATCGGGATCTGGCTGGTGGCATCCCGCGACGGTGTTCGACCGCCCGCCGTCTTACGTCGGGTACGACGGATACCTCACCGGACTGCCCGAGGAGTTCGTCGCGGCGATGCGCCCGGTCGCGCAGGTGACGGCGCTCAACTACATCACCGATGGCGGCACTTCCGCGGCACCGCTCGTCGATACCACGTACGACCGCGTGTTCCTTCCATCGTGGGGCCAGCACTGGCTCTCGCCGACGTCCTACTACGGAGGCTCGGCGGGGCTCGAGGGCGAGCCCTGGGAGTATTGGGAGCGCGTAGCCGGGACGACCACCCCGCTGCCCGGGTCCTCGTGGGGCAACGAGTCGACGTACCACCCGGAGTTCGTCCAGTACGACATCGCATACCCGACCACTCCCCGCTACGTGTGGATGCGCTCGGCCTACCGTGGCTACGGCGGCAGCGTCGCCTGCGTGTACGCGTCGGGCTATTGCAACGGCTACGGCGCGTACTACGGCTATCGCGCCGCCCCGGCTTGTGCCATCGGTTAATCGTGCCTAATCGCCCGCGCCACGCGCGGGCGCTGCCAGGAAGGAGCCCACATGTCCGTCCCCAAGGGCCAGCGAAACGAGAGCAGGCTCGCGGTACAGGTGAAGTGCGAGGAGCTCGTGCGCCACACCGTGCACATCATGGCCGGCAAGGCGTTCGACCCGCGCTATGCGGAGCTGCACGCGCGGATCCTGGACGCCGCCATCGGCGCGGGGCAGGACGTGTGGGAGGCGAATGGCATCTATGTGGGCGATAACCCGCGGCGATGGATCGAACGGCGGGATCTGCAGGAGAGGGCGTGCCGGGAACTCGACACGCTGCTCTACCTGATGACGATCTCCCGCAGGCTCGACCACCTGCGCAGCGGGAAATACCGCTACTGGGCCTGCCTTGCGCGCGAAGCCAGGGACATGGCCCGTAAATGGAGGGATTCCGACGCCCGGAGATACCGGCGTCTGGTCCAGGGGTGAGGCTGTACCCCGCAACGTGTGGATGCGCTCGGCCAACCGTGGCAACGGCAACAACGTCGCCTACGTGAACGCGTCGGGCAATTGCAACAACAACAACGCGTACAACGGCAATCGCGCCGCCCCGGATTGTGTCGACAGAACGGACAGGAAGGCCGCACCGAGTGCAGCAGATTCGTGAGAAATATGGCACAAGGAGCCCCGCCCCCGCGGGCATGACCCGCGAACAATGCGGGGGCGACGGCATCATCGTGCGCGATGGCATGCCTATAAGCGCCCCCGGCCCCGAAGACGTTATCGGATACGACGCCCTCTGGGACTCGATGCTCAAGTGCCGCTGCGGCGTCATGTGGAAGGGAAGCGTCGCCAGGTTCTGCATCGGCGGCGCCGAGTCCGTGTCCAAGCTCTGCGAGGAGCTGCACGACGGAACCTACAGGCCGCGCAAGACGACCACGTTCCGCATCACGTCGCCGAAGCCGAGGACCATCACGTCCACGCCGTTCCGCGACCGGGTGTACCAGCGCAGCCTGAACGACAACACGCTGTACCCGACCGTGGCGCGTTCCCTCATCTACGACAACACGTCGTGCCAGGAGGGCAAGGGGCTCGATTTCGCCATGAACCGCCTGAAGTGCCACCTGCAGCGCCATTGGCGCAAGCACGGCCTCGATGGCTGGGTGCTGCAGGTCGACGTGGCCGGCTATTACCCGAACATGCCGCACAGCGTCGGCGAGGCCGTGTTCGACTGCGTGCCGCCCTGGGCGAGGACCATGGCCGTCGACGTGCTCCGCAGCCAATACGCCGGCGACGTCGGGTACAACCCCGGCTCCCAGATGGTGCAGATCGTCGGCATCGCCGCGCTCAACAAGGTCGACCACCGCATAAAGGAGCGCATGGGCATCAAGGGCTACGTCCGGTACATGGACGACCTGCTGCTCATCCACCACGACCGAGAACACCTCGAATGGTGCCTGCAGGAGATCGACGGGATGCTCCGCGGCATCGGCATGCAGGTGTCATGGAAGAAGACCCGCATCCGCAGGATCTGCGACCAGATCCCGTTCCTCGGCTTCAACTTCCGGCTCAAGCCGACGGGCAAGGTGGTGGTCGCTATCAAGCCGGAGAAGGTCAAGCAGATGCGCCGCCGCATCCGGCGGCTGCGCAAGCTCGAGGCCATGGGAGCCCGGCCGCCCGGAACCGCCGAGGAGTCCTACCTCGGCTGGCGCGCACACGCCGCCAAGGGCGATTCGCGGCTGCTGCTCGAGCGCTGCGACAGATGGTTCTACGGGTTACGAGAGGAGCTTACAGATGATTGAAACCCGCACGCCGCGCGATCCTCGCGCAGAGAAGCTGCGCGAATGGCAGGACGCGCAGATCGAGCGCCAGGAGGGGCTGCTCGAGTATGTCGCCATCATGGCCGACGTGGAACTGCCGGAGGAAGACGCGGAAGGAGTCGACGATGAGTAACTTCGCGAAGAAGGTCGCACGCTGGTACGACGCCGGCATCTGGACCGAGGAGATGGTCCGCAACGCACACGCCAAAGGGAAGCTCACGGACGAGGAGCTCGCCATGATTCTCGGGGAGGAGGCGTAGTGATCGATTATGCCCAGCTCTCCGATTTCGTCATCGTCCTCCTGGCGATCTGCGGCGCCGTGGTGCTCGTGGGAAACGCCATCAAGACCGTCGGCGGATGGCTGCAGCCCGTCGCTGACCGTGACGAACGGATCGAGCGCGTCGAGGACTTCCTCACCAAGGACAAGGAGCGCCTCGACGACATGGAAGAGACCTACAAGCTGCTACTCGAGGCGATCTCGCAGCTCATCGAGCACGAGATATCCGGCAACGACATCGACGGCCTAAAAGCCGTCCACAAGAAGCTGACGAAGTGGCTCATCGACAGGAGGAGCTCATGAGATACAGCAAGGCCCTCGTGACTTTCTGCGTCGCCACGGTCATCGCGTTCACCGTGGCGGTGCTCGGCCTGAACGCCCTGGGCATGCAGGTGAGCGACACGCTCATCGCGTTCTTCTTCGGCATGTTCGGCGTCGAGCTCGCCAGCTGCGCGGGCATCACCATCTCGAAGGTGCGCAACTCCGGGGACGTTCCCAGGGTCGGCGCACACGCAAAGGAGGAAGAAGATTATGAGTAAGACCACCCAGGCCCTAGACCAGGCCGCCGCGACGCTGATCTCCAAGTTCGACTCGCGCAAGTTCCTGGTGTTCGCCGGCGCTTTCCTCGTGTCGCTATCCGCTGGCCTCGCCGGCGTGGTGGACGGCACGACCACGATTCAGGCGGTACTTGTCGCCGCGATCGGGTACGGCATCTCCGAGGCCATCCCCGACCTCGGAGGCGCGTTGTCCGACAAGACCGTCACCACGCGCAACGTAACCGCATCCGCATCCGACAAGGAGACGGTCCAGAAGATCCTGGCTCCCGTCCCCAGCACTCCCGAGGACGCGCAATGATGCGCGGCATCCACCCCGCCGTCTTCCTCATCGCCATCGCCGCCTGCATGGCCGCTGGATGCTGGATCGGGCATTCCGCGACCGTAGAGGCGACCATGGCGGAGGCGCAATCTCCGGCGCATCCGGCCACGTATACGGTGAGCTCGGCGGATATGCAGCTCCCGGAGCTCCCAACCGGCTGCGAGGCGACCGCCGGCGCGACGCTCCTGCGCCTTAACGGCATAGTGGCGTCGAAGATGGACGTCGCGGCGGCGATGCCGAAGAGCGGCGGCGATTTCGTGCATGCCTTCTGGGGGGATCCGGAGACGGTGAACGGCTGGGCAATTATGGCCCCAGGCATGTGCGAGACCCTCGACCGGTTCATCCCGAACGGCCGCGTGGCGGCCGATCTGACCGGATCAGCGCTGGATGACCTCCCGGTGCCATGCCAGGTATGGACGACGATCGCGCTCGGTGAGCCGTACATCCAGGCGCAGCAGGAGGGCTACAACCTCATGGTGAACACGCACTGCATGGTCCTGATGAGCGTGGGGCCCGACAGCGTTCGCGTCATCGACCCGCTAGAGGGTTCTACGAGCTACGACCGCAGGCTATTCGAGAGCAGGTACAACTCCTGCGGCAAGCAGGCCATCGCCATCGAAACCCGCGAGATATGAGAGGACCCACGATGAAAACAACCGAAGACTACGCCGAGGAGTTCGAGGAACTCATGGAAGCGGCTGATGCCGGCAAGACCGACGGGGACGGCCCCGAGGACGTCGCGCCGATCGAGGAGGTGCAGCATGGCTAACACGGCTGCCTCAGTCCTGGCGATCGCCGCCGGGGAGATCGGATACTCCCGATACAACGACCCGAAGCCGGGCTCGAAGTACGGGAGATGGTACGAGGCGGAGATCGACCAGGCGAGCGATAACTACGACTTCGGCGCGAACGGTGTGCCGTTCTGCGCCATGGGCGTCTCGTGGACGTTCGACCGCGCAGGAGCCAAATGCGCCGGCATCCCGAACAGCTACTGCCCGACGATCGTGCAGCGCGCGAAGGCCGCCGGGAAGACGGTTGCGGCGAAGTCCGCCCTGCCGGGGGACGTTGTCCTGTTCGACTGGAACGGCGACGGGGAGAGCGACCACGTCGGCCTGTGCGAGGTAAACCATCCCGCGCAGAGCTACATGCAGACGATCGAGTTCAACACGAACGACGGGCAAGTGGCCCGGCGCACGCGATCCTATTCAACCATCTGCTGCGTGGTGCGCCCGTACTACGGGTCCAGCGCCCCGGCGAAGCAGACGGCCGGCAAGACCACGGCGGCGAAGCCATCCGAGACCGTGAAGGCCGCGCAGAGACATCTCATCGCCAACGGCTGCCCCTGCGGCAGATCCGGAGCGGACGGCATCCTCGGACCCGACACGCGCAAGGCGTGCGCGATGTATGTGCAGAAGGCCCTGAACGCGCTCGGCGCGAAGCTGGCGGTCGACGGCGTGGTCGGGAAACAGACGAAGCTGGCGTTCAAGTCCTACGGCCCCGTGAAGCGCGGATGCATGTCCTACGCCCTAACCCGCGCCGTGCAGGCCGCGCTCATGGCAAACGGCCACGACTGCGGCTCCGCCGGCATCGACGGCGACTGCGGTCCGGACACCGTGGCGGCCATCAAGGCGTTCCAGGCGTCGAAGAATCTCACGGCAGACGGCATCGTCGGCCCCGCCACGTTCGCGAAGCTGTTCGCCTGACGTATTTGTACATATCCTGTACATCCAGGCGCGGCCATGACATGAAAAAGCCCAGGTAGTGAGCATCTACCTGGGCTTTTAGCTTATTGCGTTAAGCGGGAGCGCTTGACACATTTACCCCCGGGGAGTACCCGACGCAAGATGTATTAGGCAACCGTATCTCTTATTACGCCATGCGGCCTGGGGCTTTGCGTTTCGTTGCGCTATCGCATGTCGTGTTGCGGTGTATTCCGAGGGCGCATTATTGTACAGTTTTTGTACACGGGGCCTCCGCCAGGGCCCGTATCGCGGCCGCTTTCTGCTCTTCGTCGACGTGCGTGTAGACGCGCGCCACGACGTCGAGGGACTTGTCGCCGAGGATCTCCATCGCCACGCGTATGTTCACACCCTCGCGCGCGAGGTTCGTTGCCATGGAGTGGCGCAGCTGGTGCAGCCCGAAGTCGGGCAGGCCGTACGAGTCGCGCACGCGGAACCACCACCCGCCCAGGCCGCCGCGCGGCATCTGGTCGCCGGCGTCATCGCAGAGGATCCAGGCGCCGGACACGTCCTCGGCGTCCAGGCACAGCTGCACGTGGAAGCGTGCGACCGCCAGGGCGTGCCCGAGCGCTGGCGAGACCGGCACGGTCCTGGAACGTTCCTCGCGTTTGGTCGGAGGTATGCGGAGCGTGCCGGCGTCCTCGTCCCAGTCGCTCCATTTGAGCAGTCTCACGGCGCACTGGCGGGCTCCGGTCTCGGCCATGAGCACGAAACCCCTCTGGAACCGGTTGGCCGGGTCCATGGACGCCACGAGCTCGGCTACCCTGCCGACGCTTAACGCCGTCTTCTCCTTCGTATCGCATCGCGGGCGCTGGGCCTTCGTGCACGGGTTCGTCGCGATGATGCCGGAGTCGACCGCATGGCCGAACATGCAATTCATGGCCTTCACGATGTCGCTCAGATAGGTGCCGCTCAGTGGCTTCCCGGATCGGCTGTCCCCCGATCGCAGCTTCGCGATGCACGACTCCACATCGGCGGTCGTGATGTCCTGGATCGGGATGCCGTCGAGATGCCAGCCCGCGGCTTTCAGGAAGCGCGCCTTCTTCTCGACGGTCTCGGCGGCCGGATAGCCCACGGCAAGCTGGACCTCGCGGTAGTGCGCGCGATAGGATCCGAACGTCCAGCGGTTCGGCTGCACGGCGCGGCCCTCGTCGAGATCCGCGGCCCATTCCTCGCACATCCTCACGGCTTGCGTATAGGTATAGCCCGATACCTTCTTAGTCAGCCAGGACGTGCCGCCAGATCTCGTCTTCGTAAGCGAGTCGACGCGCAGCTGCCACTCCCGGCACCGCGCCTTCGTCTTCGTGCGGTCCATCTGCACAACGTAATGCTTCCTCATGGTAAGATTCCCCCTGTCCTTTCCCTTGTGGATTGGATGTCTCAGCGGGCTCCCGGTCGGCGCCAAACGAGTCGGGAGCCCATTATTTGAGCAATTGCATAATTACTCAATTACGCATTTGCATTGCGTCGCCTTGCAACGCGATGTTGTTTTACTTGAACGTCTTGGCGATATCCAGCAGCCGACGCTTGTCGCGCTCGTCCAGGCTGCGGTAGATGTCCATCAGCTCTTGCTCGCCGTACGTCGGGAAGTCCACCATCTCGTATTCATAGCCGCCGATGATTTCGTGTTTGGACACCCTGAACACTTCGGACAACTTTTCGATAACCCCCATTCGCGGGATTATCTCTCCGTGCTCGTACTGCGAAATAGCCGAGCGTGTTTTCCCAATTCTATCCCCCAACTGCTCCTGCGACATGCCGCGCGATTTACGGAGCATCTTGATGTTTTCGCCGATATTTCCCATCGCTGCTCCCTCCGTTATTTACACTGCACATTCTAGTTAGTTTTGCTTGACATGACTAGAGTGTAAGTTATACTGGACAAGTAACGAAAGGAGATAGCAGTGGACAGTCTGAAAGAAGCCCGCGAGAAACGCGGAATCAAGCAGTTCGTCGTGGCAGATGCCATCGGTGTGACGCGTCAAACGTACGCAAAGTACGAGGATAACCCCGGCAAGATGCCGGTTAGCCTTGCGCAGGCCGCGTGCGCGTTCATCGGTTGCGACATCAGCCAAATTTTTTTCGGTAAAGCCGTAAGTAAAACTGAACAATAGAAGCTCGATTTATGGGATGAAAGGGGAAGCTGATGAAGAACAAGGAAAAGATGCAGCAGGTCCGCGATTTTGCGATGGAGCTGTCCAACGCTGCGGGCGGACTTGCCGATGTGAGGGTCGTGGGGCTCGGCGACGCCGGGTCGGACGCCCTGCCCAAGCAGCCGAAGAAGAAGGAGATCCAGGCTTTCGGCGACGGCGTTGCCATAGCGGCCGCCCTGTTCGCCTGGATGCTTGATAACGGCGTCAGATTCGAGACGGCGGGCCAATGTCTGACCCAGGCCGTTGAGATATGGATCTCAGGCCGAGAAGAGGCTAGGGGCTAGGCATGGGTACGGCTGCAGTTTGCTATCCAATGCCGTCGCTAAGTTACAGCGACATGACGCCGGAGCAGCGCGATAAGGCGTTCTTCATCGGCGTGCCGCTCATGGAAACGCTGCAGGAGGCATCACGGCACGACATCGTCAATGCGAGCTACTACCTGCGCGGGAGCTTCGAGGGTGTCCTCGTCGAGTTCGCGCGCGGGGACAAGATCATGGTCGACATCACCGGCGACAGCCACTGGGCGATCTTGAAGGACGTCATGCGCGCGCTCGAGAAGATCTACGGGTAACAGAACAGAACGGGGGAAACATGGAAAAGATGATGCTGATGACAACGACCGACGCCGCATTCTTCCTGCAGGCGTCCGAGGGCGATGTCCGCTACTGGATCGACCGCGGCGATCTGAACGCCGTGAAGATCGGTAGCCGCTGGCGCCTCGAGCCGACGCAGGTGCTCGACCTCGTCCCGCTGGCGATAGCCGCCGACGTGCTGCAGGTGTGCGAGGAGACCGTCCGCCGCTGGCTGCGCACCGGTGAGCTGGCTGGCCGCAAGCTCGGCCGGCATTGGTTCGTGAGCCGCTCGTGCCCGGCGATGGCCGCCGCCGACTGGACTAAGGCGACGGCATGAGGCCGCGCGAGCTCTCGGGCTTCGCCGACGCGCTCGCCTGGGCGATAGCCGCCACGGGCGGGGCGGGCTTCGTGCTCGCGCTGGCGGCGCTGTGCACGCCGCTAGACGTGCCGTGGTGGCTCCTGGCGGCCCCGTGGGGCCTCGAGTTGGGGTTGGTAGCCCTCGCCATCCTTCAGGTGGCGTAGGGCGTCCCAGCGGGTGCCGGCGGCGAAGCAGGATTAGCAGGTTACGCGCGGCGTGGAAGTCGACGAGGGTTGGACCCGCCGGCACCCGCAGGGGCTGCAGTCTTTGGGAGGAAGCGATGCATGGCAGGAAACAGGCGATGGACGGCGCGGGACCGGCGGTTCATGGAAGCCTACGCCTCGAAAGGATCCAAATGGATAGCGCTGCGGCTCGGGCGCACTCCCGGCGCCGTGCGCAAGAAGGCGGGCAAGCTCGGCATACCGCTCGGCGACGCGGGGCCGGAGCCCTGGACGTGCCCGGAATGCGGCCGCACTCTGCCGGAAAAACCGCGCGGAGCCACATGCAGGATGTGCGCGCTGGCCGCGAGCAGGGACCGCGCCCGGGAAGCGGCCGAGGAGGCTGCGGCGCGCCTCGAGGAGGATCGGGCGCGCATCAAGGCGCTCGAGCGAGATCGGCAGCGGTGGTACTCGGCGGCAAGCAGGTCGCGCGCCGCGGCCGCACGCCTCGAGGAGGATACGCGGCTCATGTGGTCGACGCCTCCGGACGTGGCCGCCACCATACGTGTGGATTGCGTGAACTTTGGGAAAAGTTTTGGGACACCATGCGAACCCACGGGGGCGAGCTCGTCGCGTACCGGGCGGGAGCCTGGATGGTGGAACCTCGACGGACATGGGTGGGGCTGACCGTGCAGGAGATAGCCCTCGCCGGAGCCGTCGTGGCCCTCGCGTTCCTAGGGATCCGCGCCATCGCGTGGGTCGCCTGGACCATCCACGTGCTGACGGGATGGAGCGGCTTTTGATGGCCCGGCAGAAATACGACCCGACCGCTCCGGCGCACCGCCTGATGCTCACCGACCCGATAACGCACGACCAGATGGTCGCCGCAGGCCGCACGATACGCGAGCAATGCGGGTTCGGGGGGACGTTCCTGGGCGAGGACCAGGTGCGCCTGGCCGTCGACAACGGCTACATGCGCACGCTGCTCCGCGAGATCTGGGGCGCGTACACGAGGCTCGAGGAAGCGTACCTCGCTGTCGAGGCGCATCCCGAGATCGGCGCCGAGCTGACGCGCAGGCATCACGACCTGGCAGGCCACCTGCTGGCCCTGCGGATCATACAAAACGATTAACGAGACTTGGAAAGGGGAAGATATGGCAACGATGATGGATGACGTGGTGGCCCTGTCGATTGCGGAGATGCGCAAGCTGACGGAGGCACGCGGCAAGGAGGAGATCGAGGCGGAGGTCGCGCGCGCACGCGCCATCGCTGCGGCCGGCAACACGGCGATCGGCGCGACGACCGCGCAGCTCGGCGTGATGCGCGCCTATATGGCGGCCGGAGCGACGGCGGCCGATGTCTGCCTGCGCTTCAGGGGCCTGCTCGGCCCCGCGTTCGACGGCGGGGAGCGGTCCGATGCCTGAGCGGTGGACGCAAGCCGAGAAGGATTGGCTTGCCGAGCATTACGCCGAGGGCACCATAAACGACACGGTCGCGGGGCTCGAGCGCGATCTCGGCGTCAAGCGGAGCACGCAGGCGGTCTTCATCAAGGCCCAGAAGATGGGGCTGCGCAAGCTCAACTACTTAGGCGACCGCACCCGCCGCGCGGAGAAGATGATGCGGTGGAGCAGCAAGGAGTTCGAGCGCGAGCGCGCCTGGATGCTCGAGAACGACACCACGGAGAGCGTGCAGCCCACGATCGACGCCTTCGAGGCGGAGTTCGGCGTGAGACTCACACGCGCACAGGTGAGCCTGTTCAGGTGCTATTACGGCAACCGTAGGCGGATCTCGCATGGAGGCGGGATGCCGTGCAAGCCGGTCGGCGCGACCAGGCTCGGCAAGGACGGCTACCTGATGGTGAAGGTCACGGAGTGGCCCGAACGGCCGAGCACGAAGGATAACTGGCGGTTCATGCACCATCTGGTATGGGAGGAGGCGAACGGCCGACCCGTGCCGGATGGATGCGTGATCATGTTCGCCGACGGCGACAAGTCCAACTTCGACCCGGAGAACCTCGTCGCGGTCCCGCGCAAGGTCGTCGGCGTGATGAACTCGCCGGGAGCGCCGCGGTGGAGCGACCGCCAGACGCTCATGGCCTGCATAAAGACCGCCGAGCTGAAGACCGCCATCTTCGATGCCGAGGCGCGCATACCGCGCAAGTGCGGCGTATGCGGGCGCGAGTTCGTTCCGGAGCAGAAACGCTACCGGCACAATCCCAAGACGTGCCCCAAATGCCGCGCAGCCGGCATCAAGAGCAGGGGCGACCGCGGCGACAAGCAGCCGACGGTCTGCGAGGTCTGCGGCGAGGTGTTCGCACGCGAGTCGAAGAGCATGCGGCGCTGCCCGTCGTGCATCGCGGCGAAGCCGCACATGAGCGTGGAGTCGCACAGGAGGTTTTACGAGCTGCACGGCACGAGGGCGTGACCGTGCGGAAAGGAGGAGACATGGGCAATACGCAGGGCATCGGCATCGAGGACATCCGCAAGAAGTTCACGGCCCTGCCGCAGGACAGGAGGGGCGTCGTGCTCCACCGTGCCGACGAGGTCGTGTGCGGTGCCGTGGGATCCGAGCGGTTCATAGTCCTGGGCGTGGGGCTCGACCATCCCGGCGAGATCTACGCCGTGGGCGAGGACGACGAGCTCGTGGCGCTGTCCGCGGGGCTTTGCGAGCGCGTCGGCACGATGGCGTAGGCGGTGCTGCTCTATGGCGAAGATGCAATGGGCGAAGCTGGCGTTCGACTGGGAAGACGACCCGCGCGTGATGGACTACTTCGACCGCCACGGCGAAGGCGACTACAAGTACCTCGTGCGCCTTTTCCTGGCGCTGACGGAGTTCGGCGGGCATATCGCCTACCACGCGGACAACGGGCACCGTCTGGCGCTCATCAAGCGCCTGTCGGCCAACGGCAAGCGGATGACGCCCAAGGCGGCCGAGTCGTTCCTCGGCCGCTGCGCCGAGTGCGGGATCATCGACGCGACGGCGTGGGCGGAGCTCGGATCCGTGAACGACCGCGAGATCTACGAGGGCGTGGAGAAGCGGCGCAACCAGACGCGGAAGGCGCGCGAGACCGCTGCGGCGAATGCGGCGGCGCGCGAGGCTATCGACGCCATGGCGGTAAATGGCGCGGCCGAGTAGAAACAGGAACTGTAACAAGTTCTGTAACAGGAACTGTAACAGGTTCTGTTAACAAGTTTCGTAGATATAGATAAGAGAAGAATAAGAGAAGAAATACAACATGGGATACCCTACCAGTTGGGACAGGAGCATTGTGGAAAACTTGGGGAAAACTCAAACGCCGGCCGAGCTCGCCCGACTCGTAAGCTCGAAGCTGCTCGCCGAGGGCTTCACCGTTCACCGCCTCGAATGGCGCGAGACCGGATCGGTCTACCTGGCGGTCGACTACGGGCTCATGGGCCAGATCCGCGTGTCCGGGCATCCGAACAGACGGGGCAAGGCCTGCAAGTACAACATCGGCACCTGGATCGAGAAGACCGGGCACGACCGCAACTACGCGCTGCGCTACTACCCCGTCGACCAGCTGCCTGCCCTCGTGGACGACATCGTGGCCGACCGCGAGAGGCGCATGGAGCTGTACGGGATCGCCGGCTATGCCCACCGCATGGACGACCTGCGCAAGAAGGCGAACTGGGAGATGCGCAGCCACACGGGCTTCTTCGCCCACGCCAGGCGCATGAAGATGAAGAGGAGGGGCGAGGCATGAGCAGGGAGGTCGTGTTCGCGCTGTACCGGGGCGACGAGTTCGTGGACCTCGGCACCAAGAAGGAGCTGGCGAAGCGCATGGGCGTCAGCGTATCGACCATCACGTTCCTGGCATCGCCTGCGAACGCGAAGCGCAACGCCACCGGGAACCGCCTGATGGCCTACAGGATCGAGGACGACGAAGGGGGGATACGATGAGTGGTGACGATTACGATCTGAAACCTTGCCCGCTCTGCAAGGCGCCGGCGGAGCTCTGGCACAGCTCCACGTGGGACTACGAGGTCCGGTGCACGGATCCGCAGTGCCGAGCCAAGACAAGGCGCTACCACGAGAACCCCGTGGGAGCGGCGCTGTCCTGGAACGAGCGGCCGGTGGAGGACGAGCTGGCGGAGATCATCGACGATCTATGGCCGCGCGCTGCGTTCACAATGAGCGACAAGAACCGCGAGGGCTGGGTGTCCAGGCTCCGCGAAGCTGGAATCGAGGTTGGATAGATGAACGAGGCAATCGACAAGGCTGGCGGTTTCCCTAACGTGGCCGTCGAGGCTGGGCGGGATCCGGAGGAGGTCATGCGCGAATACGGTGTCGAGCCCCGCGGACTCCGCACCGCGGCATACGAGTACGAGCGCACGATCGAGCAGCTGCGCGCGCAGGTGTCCGACCTGACGCTCGAGCGCGACATACTGGAAGCAAGGTTGGCCGGAAAGCCCGAATGCGAGATATGCGACCGGGCGACGATGCTAGTCGAAATCGAAGGGCTGACCGCCAAGCGCGACGAGCTCTCCCGCCAACTCGATGCCGAGCGTTCCCTGGTGGTTAAGTTCGAGTACGACAACGGGGAGCTGCGCAAGGTCATCGACGCTCACGAGATGGGGCAGATGTACCGCATGTACATGGACAAGGTGCGCGAATGCAAGGACCTGGCCTCCGAGGTCGAACGGATGCAGGGCGTCGTCCGCACGCAGGCGGAGAGCTTCAAGAAGATGGAGGTCGACCTGGCGGCGGCGAACAGCACGTGCAACACGCTGCGGGCATCCGTGGCCGGGCTGAAGATGACCGTGGAAAAGCAGGCGGCCGAGCTCGATGAGGCCCGCAAGGCGGCGCGACCGCCGAAGGCGAGCGTGTTCGACGAGCCCGAGCCCGAGCCGCTGCGGGCGACCTGGACGGAAGGGGAAAGCAATGGCTGACACGTGCTACACGATCGGGCGGGACCCGTGGCGCTACCAGGCGCGCCGGGTCGACGCGCTGAACCTCGAGGTCTCCGTGTGGCGGGAGATCGTCACACCGAAGACCGGCGAGCGGAGGATGGGCTGGGCGTCACTCGGGCGCTATGCCTCGGACCTGCGGGGCGCGCTGCGGATCTGCATGACGCACGCGCAGATGAACGGCGGCACGGTCGAGGGCGCGCAGGAGATCCTCGGCCGCCTGGACGAGATAGCCGATGCGCTATCGAATGTCACGGCGACGTAGCGCGGCGCTGCGGAACATCTCACGCATGGCCTAGTATTCGACGCGGCCACCCGGCGGTTTCCCACACCCGCCGGGTGGCCGCCGACGTTAAGCGTGAAGTGAGGAGCTGTATGGCGTACATCAGCAAGGACAGGCGCACGGGGAACATCTGCGTGCGTGCGTACGCCGGCATCAACCCGATCACGGGCAAGCCGTGCACGGTGAACAAGACGGTCCGGGCGGACGCGTCCAGGGACGAGATCGCCGCGGCGGTTCGCGAGGTCGAGGACCGGGCTGCCGTCTCCCGCGGCGACCCGGCCATGATGACGATCGCCAGCGCGCTCTCCTGGTACCTCGACCGCTGGGATAAGTCGCCCCGGACCCTCGACCTGTACCGCAGCTACGCGCGGCGGCACGTGTGCCCCAGGATCGGGAACGTGCGCATGTCCAAGGCCGACGCGCGCGTGTTCTCCCGGTTCTTCCACGACCTCGCCCGTCCGAAGGACGAGGGCGGCGCGGGGCTCTCCGCCTCGTCGGTGCTGCGGATCCGCGCCATGCTCTCCGGCTGCTTCACCCGGCTGCTCGCCGACGGGGAGATCGACCACAATCCCGTGACCGACGTCCGCGTCGGCAAGCCCGACCAGGCCGAGGCGCGGCCGCTGACGGAGGACGACCTCGCGAAGCTCGTCGGCTACCTGTCCGACGCGATGGACGACCCCGCCGCCGACGATGCCGGCTTCGAGCGCGAGAGCCTCGCCTGCCTGCTCTGGACCTGCCTGCACACCGGCTGCCGCCGCGCGGAACTCGCCGGGTTCCAGGTCGGGCACTGGCGCACGCTCGTGCGCGCCGGGCGCGAGGTCCGGGGGCTGCGCGTCGAGCGCACGCTCGTCGAGGTCTCGGGGAACGGCGGGGAGCCGGTAGCCAAGGGACCGAAGAGCAAGAACGGCCGGCGGTTCATCACGCTCGAGGCGAGCGCGGCCGCGAGGCTCGACGACCATCTCGCGACGCAGGCGCGCGTGCTGGCATCGGCCGGCATCGTCCAGGACGACGAGACCCCGCTGTTCGCGCGCGCCGACGGGAGCCCGTGGCGACCGTGGCAGCTGTCCGAGGAGTTCGCGGGGATCGTGCGGGAGCTCGGGCTGGCACCCGGCACGCACCTGCACACGCTGCGCCACACGCACGCGACGTACCTCCTGCAGCGCGGCGAGCCCATGAAAACCGTGCAGAAAAGGCTCGGACACGGCTCGATAAGCACGACTTTGGACACCTACGGGCACTGCCTGCCGGGCGATGACGAGCGCCTGTCGGAGGCAATCGACGGCATCCTCGGCGAGATGTCACGGCGCGTTCACGGCGGCGCATCGGCTCCGCGCGTGCCGACCTGCCCACGAACTGGGGAACCTTGCGCACGCTTCGCGCCCAGCCAATCACTAGCCCACTGTGATGGTGAGAGGGGAAAGGAGGGCGCCGGCAATGCCGATGGGTAGGTACTGCGCACGCTGCTCGAAGGTGCACGCGCACGGCGAGCAATGCCCGCACCGCAAGCGCCAGCGCACGAGCGGCGACGGGACGAGGGCAGGGCGCGAGCCATGGCGCTCGAAGTATTCCGACTCCGAGTACCGGCGCAACCGGCAGGCCGTCATCGCACGGCAGAACGGCAGGTGCAAGGACTGCGGAGCCAAGTGCGCGCACCAGAAGGAGGACGGCACGTGGATCACAGCACTATGGGGGGGAGAGGTCGACCATGAGGACATGCTGAGGGAGGGGGGTACCCACTCGACCGAGACCATGGCGCTGCGCTGCAAGTCGTGCCACGCGAAGGCGGACGCGGCCAGGCGCAGAGCCCGCCGGGAGGGGCTACCCTTCCCAGAAAATTTGCCCAGATGAACCCAC